GCGAGGAAATCCGGCCAGATGACCATCAGCTCACGCTGGCTGAAATTCTGGCGGTAGGCTTTCACCTCGGAAATGGTTTTACAGCCCCATGCGCTGATATATCCGAAAGCGCGCAGCTTCTGACAGACTGATGCCAGTGCAACAGCCACCTCTTTGGTATCCAGCCCCGGCACACCAAGAATACGCGGTTTAACACCGGTTACCGACTCCGCCGCCAGCAGGGCTTTCAGTCCGGTGTACTGACCGTTTTCGTCAGTGGTGCCGATGATATTGGAAACGGTCTGCGCGAGTTTCGTTTCCTCGTCATCACCGGTGCCGTCTTCCACGCGCACGACAACGGTGACCGGTTTTGACTGGTCAGCGATGGCCTGCAACGATGCCGCCAGCGTGCCTTTTTTACCGGCCTTTGCAATTGCGCTCTGCACATTGGTAATCAGTACAGGTTTATTGAGGGGAAAGGTTTCCGCATCCGCATCGCTGGCCGTGCAGACCATGCCGACAATGGCAGTGGATACGGTGGAAATGACGCGGGTGCCGTCGTTAATCTCCAGCACCTGCACGCCATGATGATAGTCACTCATCCGTTTAACTCCGTGGTTAATGGGTGCAACTATTTTCCGTTGGGTAGTACATGAGACGCTATTTGACCTGGCTGGTCAGTGGATGAAACAACAGATAAAGAAAAGGCGGGCAACCAGCCCGCCTGTCCTGATTTGTACTCACTCATTTTCCAACTGACTATTACATAGCCCAAACGCTATCAAATCTGACAGTCTGCTTTGAGCGAGCAGCGGAAGAAATCTTTACACAGAGATGAAAATTATCGAAAATAGCTCTACGCGGCTGAGCGGGATGCTTATCATAAATTTGGTTTATGGTTTGTTTTAGTTCTGGAGAGAGAAATGATTGATTTCATAACTACTAATACAGGGATTGTATTGAAATATGTTCCAGAAACAGCAGGTACATCTTGGGTTTGGAATGAATTAAAAACTCATTCAACTGTAACAATTTCTAAAGTTTTTTATTTTAATATTAGCGATCTGCTCAATCCTCCGTCACCAAATCAAGATTTTGATAGTTATTTTTATGAGTTTCAGTTTGGAACTTTTAGTGGTGATTATATTGTTATACCAAGTTATATTTTAAATATTCAAAATGATTTATATATAAGTAAAGATATCAATCTTAGTAGGAGCGTCTTTGCTGCAGAGCGTAATATTTCTATTTTTGGTCGACTCTCGCGAATATTGAATCACAGCAATCCAATTTATATTGGCGGGGATTCTGCGGAGGCAATACCTTCTAATGTTTTTAGTGAGTTATTAAGCAAATTTCCTAACTCGTACGAAGTAGATAAATATGCCGATGCTAGAGTACATACGATTCTTGAGCAATATTTGGAAGGCATGAAAGATGCCAGAGGCCTCTACGAAACATATCTCAATAAAATAGAACCAATTAGAAAAAGTAATCTCGACTTAACAACTATCAAAGAATTAGAAATAGAAAAATACACTTTAATTAGAGATACCATTGAGAATGCTTTAAGTACGAAACAGCACTGGTCCGAAAAAGATTGGCAAAAATTGATGGTGCAATTCCTTCTTCTTTTATTTCCAAAGTATATTCATATTATTGAAAACATTACCATCCATGATTACTACAGCATCCCAGGCGAGAAAAAAGATCGATACATAGATATAGGCTTGGTTGATTCTAATGGTAATTTAGATATTATCGAAGTTAAAAAGCCATTTGACGACAAGATCTTGCGCAGGACAAAGTATAGAGGAAATAGCATACCAACGTCTGAGCTAAGCGGTGGTATCATGCAAGCTGAAAAATATCTCTTCCATTTATCAAAATGGGGAACAAAAGGTGAAGACAACCTTACAAAAAAATATGCAAGTGAACTACCCTCTGGTATGAGCATTCATATTTCTAACCCCAAGGCTATCATCATAGTTGGACGTGACCAAATTGGTAATGGAAATATGACAGAAAATCAAAAACTTGATTTCGAAATTATCAAGCGGAAGTATACCAATATGATGGACATCATTACCTACGATGACCTATTGAGACGGCTTAACCGTACAATTTCAGCACTTAAAAAGTAAGGGCATTTTAGAAACGAATGCCTAGTTACAATACGTTAGTATAATTTTGAAAATGTCCGCTACTGGCACAGAGCGGACTGTCAGATTAGGCTTTACTCTGTGCCATAGATATGTAAGCTCCCACCAGAGCTCATACAACTTATTGCGGCATTTCCGGCCATTCAGGATTTGCAGGATCCACACGACTGACCAGAACGCTGTAGCGTTCCCATGCTTCCAGTCGGCTACGCTCCGCATCTGTTGCCATGTTCAGTCTGACCGCGCGCTCCAGCGGCAAAATCACGGATTCAGCATCTGCAAGAAGTCTGGCTTTCCGAATTTCTGCCTGCTTCTGCAATTCCTCTGCCGTATAAATTCGTTTGATCACTGTGCCATCCTTAAACATCCAGTTCCCTGAAATGTCCGCCCGTCGGTTAGCAGTAATATCCTCCACTTCAACAACACTTAATCCATCCGGTCTGATAGCTGTCACATCCTTTTCCACATAGCGGATGATATTATCTTTGTCGTACGCTATTTTTATCGTGTCATCAGCAAAATACTTTTGTTGTTCGTACCAGTTCTCACCATCTTCTGAAAAAAACCAGACAACATCAAAGTCCTTTGTCAACTGATATTGTTCAACCGTTTTTGGATTACCCGCCGTAATATTTTTTAAATGCTGCATAAATTATACCTGCGCCACGTTATACCATGTCCCGTTAATGTATTTCTGCACCGGTCTGTAAAATACACCACCAATGTTATCGGCAGAGTTTGAGCCGGTATCCTGAACAATAATACCGGTATATACGCAACCTGACGGAGCCTGATGCGTCCATGTAGTACCATTATTTGCTGGTTTATATGTAGATGCACCGCCCAGCCGCATGTCTCTCACATAACGTGAATCTGACTCAGCTTTGGTGTATGCACCAACATCTCCCGCTGAGGGTTTTCGTGTTGTGGTATAGAAATCAGACCAGCCAGATTCAAAACCATAACCATCACGGGCTGACCTGTAAGATATACCGCCATTTTTATAATTCACACGAAACTGTACAGCCGGGCAGCTACCAGCATTTATATTAAAGTGAAGAATTAATGCAGATGCTCCCCCAATCAGAGCGTTGTATGCGCCACTGTCCCAATTCCATCCAACGGCTGTATCACCATTAACCGTATTACCTGTCTGCCGAAGTGCAAATGCACCGACATTTCTGGCATTAAGGGTAATATCTCCAGAACCATCAAAGGCAACACCTGCTATTTTCCTCGGTGTTTCGAGTTTTGAGGCTGTTGCAGCATTTCCTGAAAGGTTGGAAATAAATGGATGTGAGCAGTAATAACCGCGCCCATTTTTAAAATCCAGAATAGCCTGTGCGTTCGTGCTTTCTGTAGCGGGATTAGTTGCCCCCCACTTATATGTCGTTTGACCGACGACATAATCCTCTGTCGGAACAATAACCGTTAGCCCTTCCTCTGCAAGAATTTGCACAGGGAAAGCTCTGGCTTCAACATAAAAAACACTACATACATCATCATCTTTCAGGCTTGTAACAATGGAATGGATTGAACGCTCATTGGTCTGATACGTCCAGAAATAACCTGCCGCATATGAACCACGATCAGTCCATCCTCCGGGCATAACCATGCCATTAAACTCGCAGTTATTCATTACATAATCGCCGTTATAACAACCAGTGGAAATAACGACGCGGGATGCCATTTCTCCTGAAAGGCTGGCAGCACGGCGAAAGATAACGGGATACCACTTCCCGGCAACGACATTTGCAGGGGCTGCAAACGAATACTTTCGCATTCCCTTTTTCTTATCCACTTCACCTTTGCTGTAAACATTAATGTTACTCAGGAAGCGTTCTTTATCAGGAATATCCGCACCGTTCTGATCTTTCTGAAGACGTTTTTCAGCATTGTCATTGGCAGACTTCACCGCTTTTGGTGTTGCGGCCAGCGTTTCAGAATCACTGTTGGTGGCGCTACTTAGCTGGACAAGACCTTTTCGCGCTGTGGTGGCATCCTGTGCAGTGTATTTCCCGTTAGCAAGGTCATACGCTGTCTTAACCGCCTTTGGCGTTGCGGCCAGCGTTTCAGAATCGCTGTTGGTGGCACTACTGAGCTGAACAAGGCCTTTTCGCGCGGTGGTGGCATCCTGTGCAGTGTATTTCCCGTTAGCAAGGTCATATGCTGCTTTTACCGCTTTTGGCGTTGCGGCGAGCGTTTCAGACGTGCTGTTAGTCGCACTACTGAGCTGAACAAGGCCTTTTCGCGCGGTGGTGGCGTCCTGTGCAGTATATTTCCCGTTAGCAAGGTCATAGGCGGTCTTTACCGCTTTCGGCGTTGCAGCCAGTGTTTCAGACGTGCTGTTGGTCGCACTGCTTAACTGAGTAAAACCTTTTGCGGTCAGCGAGGCGTCAGGGTGACGTCGTGACTGTTCATGCTCTGCAATTTTGTCATCAACGTAATCCTGCGTCGCCATCACCGTTGTGGTGTCAATGGTCAGCTCCACTGAGGCCACACTGCTGACGATGATGACCATGCGGCAGGTCTGCGAACGCCCTGAGCCTTCGGCAAGAGCTGGCTTATAACTTTCGGCCATGTTCGCCACGGCAATTAACGTTCCCGCATCATCGTACAGGCCAAGCTCACGCATCCAGAAACCGCCCACCTCCGGCGGAATAACCAGCTCTGCGATAATATAATTACTGTTTCGTTTGTCCTGGCTGATTTTGTTCAGCGCATGTCGCCAGACTTCATGGATAAGCCCGGTCTGTCCGGCATCCGGGACAGACAATTTACCACCGCCATCCCCGACGGCCATCGTGGTAATGTTGACCTTCCGCCCTCCCGGTGCGGTTGCCGCTGCCAGCTTTGCTGCACCGGCAGTGGTGATAACGGTTCTGAATTTTGTGCTCATTATTCCTCACTTATCCGGGGTAAACCGTAATTACATCGCCGTCATAAGCCACACCACCGGCGAACAGGTAGCCGGGAATGTCCCGGGTAATGTTCAGGCCAATAAGGTGGCGGCTTGCAGGTTTGGCATCAGCAATCAGCCGTTCCATTTCCTGATACATTGCCTCTGTGATACCGCTTTCCAGTACACCAATATCAAGCCGGAAGGAGCCGGGCGGGTCACTGTTTTCCCACCACTCCGTCACGTTGATGAGATAGCCCAGCGGCTCCACCACACGCCGGATTGCACCTATAGTGCCTTTATGACAGTGGATGAAATAGGCATCGCGAATAACGGCGCGTTTGGTCGCTTCCGGCCACTTTTCATCCCATCTGTCGACCGAAAACGCCCACGCCAGCCACGGCAGCAGATTTGCCGGGCAGGTGTCCGGGTTCCACAGCTCACGAATACTGACCGGCGTTTTTTCAATTTCCGCACAGGCTTTTGCAGCGGCGACTTCAAGCGGTGATGAGCCGGTCGGCAGCAGTCGCGAATCACTCATCCGAGCCTCCGGTCACGACGCGGTATTCGGTACAGAAAGACGCCTGCGTACTGTTGAGCACGATGTCGGCCAGTGGTGCCGCCAGCTCGACACGCTGCACGCCCTCCACATGCAAAGCGGCATAAATGGCAGACAGACGGATGTCGCGCCCCAGCCGGTGCTGTGCCGTGATGTACGCTTCCAGTTTTTTCACGGCGGCAGCGCGTATGGGTTCGCTTTCGGGACCAGGGTAAAGGTAAAGCGTAGCGTTTATCTGGTATTCAACGATGGCGGCAGACTGCACGGTCACGCGGTCGGCCACCGGCCTGACGTCCTCGCCATTCAGGGCGTTACGCACCACCGCCAGCAGGTCTTCGGATGCGACACCGTTATTCTCACGTGACAGCACAGAGATGGTGACGCAGGCCGGAGACGGACTGGTGACAGAGATATCCGCGACACGCCCGTCAGCACTGCGACCATGATACTGATAGGCACCCACCGACCCGGCGACGCTTAAACCTTCAAACGCCTGCTGAATACGCAGACGATAATCGGTGTCAGATTCCATCACTGCCGGTGTCGGCGGGAGGGTCGAATCATCTGCCGGGGTGATAATCAGGCGCGTGGTGTTGTAATTGGCACCAATCACATCAAGGTCATTACCGGCTGCACAGGCCAGCATCACCGCCCGTGCGGCCTCATTCACACGCTGACGCCAGATAAGCTCGCGATAAGCATTTTCCTCCAGCAGTTTGACGAGAGGCTCGGATTCCAGCGTCAGGGTACGGGCGACCGCCTCCTGCTGGTCTTCCGGGTAAAGGGAAATCAGTGTCGCCTTGCGTTCGGCAAGAATGGTTTCAAAGTCCAGCTCCTCGAGCACATCCGGTGCGGGTAGCTGGTTCAGGTCGATAATCGGCATGGTTTCAACTCACAGGGATGGTTAACGAAAGTGACTGGCCGGTGTCGTTGTGCTGGCCGGTTAACGTGACCGTCATTCGCCCGTCAAAGCTGCGTGCCGTGGTGACGGATGACAGGGTGACGCGGGGTTCCCATTTCAGCACCGCCATGTAACAGGCGACCTTAATCTGCAACTCAAGCGCCGGGGTCTGCGGCTGGTCAATCATTGATGCCAGCAACGAGCCGTAATCACGACGCATCACCCGTGAGCCAACCGGCGTGCGCAGGATATCGCCGATACTCTGGCTGATATGTTCAAGGTCAGTGACAGTCAGGCCATCACTGCGATTCATTCCGAGATAACGTGCTGTCATAGAGGACTCCCGGTTGTGCCGCCGCTGTCTCCTGGGTGTTTATGGGTATGCAGTACCTTACCGTTTGATGAGAGTTCACCGCCGGTGTGTTCAATGTTGCCGCGCATCGTCCCGCCCTTCTGCACTTCCAGCGTGCCGGTAATCAGCCTGTTGGTGCAGACCACCTCCGGTGTGTCCAGGGTGACGCGGGTTGATGCTTTCACCATGACCACCGGCACCGTGGCAGTAACAGAATCAGAAGCCGTCACGCTGGCCGTTTTAATTCCGCTTACCGTAAGTGCACTGGTTTCGGGTTCATACTCAATCACCGCCCCGTCAGGGAAACGGATATGCAGGGCATCCGCCGACGCAGACGGCGCGGGGTTATCGCCGGAATAAATCCCCGGCAGAACGAATGCCGTGTCGAGTTCACCGCCCACGGACAGAATCAGCACCTGTTCCCCCACGGAAGGTGCCCACCATGTGCGCGAACGACCGGCGCGATAGGTCAGCCACTGAAGCCAGTCGGTGCACATGCCGCCGGTCTGCACACGGCAGCGACCGGTGTTAAGGTCGGTTTCGACGATAATGCCGGTGCGAATCATGTTGCGCAGTGCGCGCGCGAGTTCCTGAATATTTGCGAGAGTGTTCATGCATGTGAGATTGCACAATATATAAAAGTTATGCTATCTGGATTCATTTGTAGAACGACCATACAACATTCGAGGAGAGCGTAATGTTCAGTGATAATGTGACTAATGCGTGGTGGTTTATCTCTTTGTATCTATTTTTATTAATAGCATTAACATTTGTTACCTTTGGTAAAAGTAATCTTATGAGGTTTATTGCACATCATTTCAATCTTGAGTATTCAGACAGAAAGTTAAAAATGCTCGACAAAAAATGGCGCGACATTCAACTATTTAAAATAATTAACGGAATCAATGTATCAGGCATCGAAGATGTGAGAATGATACAGCAGGGGCTGATTGATGGAAAACTAAAAACATCGTATTTTTTCCTTACTCGCATCTGGGGTGACATAACAAAACCACCACACATAATTAAAACAATAATTGTAATTCTGGCCAGTATTTTTTACATTCTCCTCGCATGTTACATACACAACGAACAATCCGTTATAGTAAGGGATGCCATAGGCATACCATATAAAAACATGATGTACTATGTTTATAGTGACAAAGTTCTTTTATCCTTCAAAAATAAAGCAGTTGAATTTAATAAAACTTATAGCCTTGCCGATTGCAAGAGACTGCAAAACGTATTTATAAAAGACACACTTCCTGAAATCGCCTGCAATAAGCTCTTACAGCTAAACGAGGAGGACTCCGAATGGTTAAGTCAGGAGATTAAAGATAATAACAGTCACAAAAAAGCATTATTAATACTATCCCTCGTCTATTTCACTTCAGGTCTGGTTATATTCCTGTCATATACAAAATTCTTTTACGCCAATAAGAAGGTTTTAGAATACAAAGCATCAAATAAAAATCACTCATAAACCTCTAAACATTGAGCGACCAGCATGGCCGCTCAATGTTTAATTGCGCATCAGCCTCTGCCTGGATAAAACTAACGCTCAAGGTGAGCCAGGATAATCTCTTCAATCATCTGCACATCCTCACTGGTAAAGCCGAGCAGAGGACGCGCCGGATAATCAATTTTCTTACCGTCTTTCCGGTTTTCTTCCGACAGACCGAACTGATGCACGCTGGCGATTTTCGGTGACTTCCCGCCGTAAAACTCCATTGATGCCTGTTCCGGGCTGGCGCGGATATGCAAAAAACGACTGGTGATAAGTTTCGCAAACATTTTTCGCTTAACACGACCAGCCTTTTTTCTGGCGCTCTGCTGCTGGCGTGGCGCGTAGGGTGTGCCGTCCGGGGCTTTCTGAGCCATCACCCGACGCTGCTGACTCTGCCGCAGACGTTTCGCCAGTTCGGCGCTCAGTCGCCGACGCCCTGACGGTGACAGCGATTCAATCAGTCCGGTCAGCCGGTCTTCAAAACGCTTAAACTCATTCATCCCACTTGCTCACCAGTTCGCCATTGATATAAAGCTCCACCGGGCGGGTGACCGGCTCCGGCGGCGTGGGTTCCGGGATATTCTTCACATGCAGTGCGCCGTCCACCTCACTGACCAGCGTGCGCTCGGTCAGCATCAGGCTGATGCTGATATCAAAGCTGCTGTCATTGTT